CTAATGCTGTCGCCGCTACAACAGCTACAGTAGTCGTCCTTAATAACGAAGACTTCGACGAAAACGCTACATTTGATAGCACTACTAACTACAGACACACACCAACTGTGGCTGGTACCTATATGTACGTAGGAGCTGTTACCTTAACATCTCTGGCTGACGGTAAGAAGATGCGAATGGACATACGTAAGAATGGAACCGCACAGGTACGAGGACACGCTTCTAGTGTTGGATCAACTAATACCGGCGGTAGTGTTACCACTGTCGTTAAGATGAACGGTAGTACAGACTACGTGGATCTCGCTGTATACCACGACGATTCGGTTTCCCGTAACCTAACAGCCGCTGCATACGCTAATTACTTATCCGGGTTTCTAGTAGGATAAACCAGCCCAAATATTAACTAAGTCCACCAAGGAGACAACAAAATGATGGTACTACCAGTATTATTAACAGACGTAACCCTAAACGATTCAAACAAAACATTCACCGTACCTACAGGATTTATCTACGAGGTTCTCTTCGGGAGTGTCGCACTGACTACCTCTGCTGTTGCGGGGAATAGACAAATGATTTTGAAGGTGACTGATGCAAACGATGTAGAGATTATGTCGATCCATGCCGGGGCCGTACAGGCCGCGTCGAACACAAAGACCTATAACTTCGTCCAAGGTGTTCCTAGAGATACATCCTTCGTTGATAACAATATGAACGTGCCTTTATCAGACGAGCTGATTGCACTACCAGGTTACAAGATCGTGATCTTCGATAGTGGTGCCATTGACGCAGCTGCTGATGATATGGTCGTACAGTTGATGGTCCGTAAAGTAAGGAGATTTTAAATGGCAGTATCGGTAGAACAAATATGTAACATGGCCTTATTGAAGATAGGGTCTGATACCATTACAACAATATCTGAGGATACTAAGCAAGCACGTTTGTGTAACGCTATCTTTTCTCTTATGAGAGATGAGGTCCTGAGACAACATCCTTGGAACTTTGCAATGGCGAGAGCGCAGCTAGCTATTGACGTTAATGACTCTCCCGACTTCGAGTTTAGTTACCAGTATGCCGTCCCAGATGATTTCCTGCGACTAGTGAGACTTTATAAGGATGGGGGTCGTTTTAAGATCGAAGGAAGCAACATTTTGACAGATGCTGCAACTTTAGATATAATATACATATCGCAGATGGAAGATCCCACACAATGGGACCCATTATTCAGGGAGGCATTTGCAACCCGACTAGCGGCAGAAATCTCATTCGGAATTACAGGAAGTAATACTCTAGCTCAAACATTGATGCAAGAGTATGCGCAAAAATTACAGAAAGCTAAAACAGTTGATGCACAAGAAAATTACAGTGATGGTTTTGTGGTCGACGATTTAACTAACTCTAGACGTTCTTCAACTTATTGGGATAATCTAGGTTTACCGGAGTAATCATGGTAACTAAATTTACAACACACATTGAGCATTTTAATGCGGGCGAATTGTCTCCTCTATTGAGGGGACGTATTGACGTTTCCGCTAAGTCTCATGGCTTTAGGTCATTAGAGAACTTCTATGTTATTCCCCAAGGTGGTATACGTCGTAGGGAAGGTACTGAGTTTGGGATCCTAGCTAAGGACCAGGCAAGTCCGAGTAAGTTAGTGCCTTACATAATTAATGGGACTATAGCCGCAATCGTAGAAGCTAGTGGCAATACTATCCGTGTATTCGAGTTAGGGGCTGGTGAAGACGGTGTTAATGATGAAGGGGTAGACGGCTCAGAAAGTTCGGGGACTAATATTAATAACCCGGATACAACCCAACAGTTAACGGAAGCTAGTTTTGATGATTCTCTCAATGCTTGGCCCGACACGCTTTCAGGCGGGGGATCCGTAAGTGGTGGAGCAGGAACAGTCACGATGGCGGGTAACCAAGATGACGATTCTGGTATCGTTGGTTCGGCAGGACTTATTAGTCAGTATGTTCCAGTAGGGGCGGGGAACTACACGTTAAGCGTAACAGCAAACCAACCTGCATCTCCTCATAACTCAGATGGAGCAAACGCAGGGGTTATCAGAGTAGTGACCGACGCTTGGGACGGTACCTTAGTCGGCTCTGCGGCAGCTCAATTAGCGGAGATAGAGTTCTCAGAGGAGAGCACTACTAAGCAAGTCACATTCAATGTTCCGGCAGGTACGACGGTAGGTATATCTGTAATAGCATTTAATGGCAACTTAACAAATTCACTTGTCATCAGCGAGATGTCTCTTACCAAAGTTAATGTTTCTATAAGTGGTGGAAGTTCAGCAAGTTCACCTTCCTCCTCAGCCACACAGGGTCCGGATGGAACTATAGTCACATCTGAATTTAGTGCTCCTGGGCTTTTAGTTAGGTCCCCGGCAGGTGTCTGGACATATTCACTTATTGAATTAGTTGATGGACCTTACTGTGATAAAAGGGATCCTTTATATGGTGGACTAGGTACTGGGACTACAGTATCTACAGCAGGAGGCGCTGTTGCAGCCACTATAACAGTTACATCTAGTGCAGCCTTATTTGTTTCTACAGACGCAGATAGGTTAATTAGAATACGCCCAAGTGATACAGCAGCCTGGGGCTACGGGGTAATAGACTCTTATACTAGTTCCACAGAAGTGGAGGTCTATGTAGACTCTACTATAGCTTCTACAACGACCTCTCTAGAATGGCGTTTGGGAGCGTGGTCGCAGACTACAGGGTATCCAAGAGCAAGTACTTACCATGAGCAACGTAAGGTGTATGGTGGGACAACTTATCAACCACAGACAATCTGGGGATCTGCTGTAGGACGGTATGACAACTTTGCACCAGATGATGGTTCAGTAGACGAGAACATTACAGCCCTCACAGCGTATACTTTCACATTAGCAACTACTCGTCCGGAGGTTGTTCAGTGGTTAGTGAGTAGGGAAGCACTACTAGTAGGTACTAACTACCAGATCCACCGGGTTTCTGCCTCTGACTTTAACGAGGCTTTAAATGCTAGGAATGTTAACGTTAAAAGTATTATAAAGGTAGGGTCTGCACGTATTGACCCAATGCTCGTAAGGGACAGTATCATCTTTCCTCAATTATACAGACGACAAATGTTAGAAATGTACTATAACTCTAATCGTGGACGTAACGTTACTAGGGATATAATGGTAGGTGCAGATCACATAGCGGATGAGTCACCTATTAATAGTTCAGCGTATCAGGAATTCCCTTATGGGATTATGTGGTTCGCGTTAAATAACGGTTCCATGGCTGGTCTGTCATATATGCCCGATGAGGGAGTTATGGCATGGCATAAACATCTATTAGGGGGATCCCTAACCGGGAAAGAAGGACCGCTTATAGAATCCATGATAACGATTCCTGGAGATACACAGGATGAAGTATGGATGTCCGTTAAGAGAACTGTGAATAGTGCCACCGTAAGGACCATCGAGGTTTTAAGGAACGCAGCCACTACGAGTTCGGACAGAGCTAGTATGACCTTCCTTGATTCACATATGAAATTTAAGGTCGTCGCGGGGGTTTTTCAGAACCAGAATTTAGGACTGGGCATAGGCTATAAAATGACGCATCTAGAAGGTGAGACCGTTTCCATTATGGTGAACGATGTCTTCTATGGTACTGATATTATAAACGGTAGTGGGAACCTAACGACCAATACAGCGCCTTCCGACTTTACACCTGCTTTATCCAATGGGGACATTGTTAAGATAGGCCTTCCTTATACATCCTATGCAGAGACTAATATTATAGAACCTATTAATAACTTAGGACACGGTCCAGCACACGACAGTAGAATTGTTGAGCTAACCCTTCGCTTACATAACTCCTTAGGTGGGCAAGCAGGCTACGCTACAGCCTCTGCAGATAATTTAGTTTATCCCGCAGCGATAGATCCTACAAGCTCTGTATCTCCTACCTACACAGGCGATATAGCAATTAAGTTCCCACACGGTTGGGAAAGAGATACAAGAATAGTAATGAGACAAGCCGATCCTTATCCATTTACAGCCACGCTATTAGTGGCCAAGATGGTAGGCGGTAATAATTAGGAGTAGTTATGTTAAGACCAGATAAAAATAAATATGCTGCACTGTTTGCAGTAGACAACAGTTCCCTACTCGGTGCGGCCCAGGCTTCGGCCAGTGCGGCTAGAGCGGTAGGTGCGGCTAAGGCCGGTGCATTAGATGGTAATGCCTCTCTATTGAGATTCGACGCAGCCTCATACCGTAGGGTTGGTGCCGACGTTTTTAGGAATGAGGTACGACAGGGACTGCAGAGAACAGCTTCAGCCGGAAGTCAATATGTAGCTGGGGGAGTTACATTATCTGGTTCAGCAGGTGCAGTTATGGATGATATCCGACGAGAGAGTCAGAGAGAAGCGATCGCTCAGAGGAACCAATACGAGTTCTCGGCTAGGCGGTCAGCCTTACAAGCAGACATTGCCGAATACACTGCGGGCTTAGAAAGACAAGCAGCGGCGTTTCAAGCCACAGCTATCGTTGAGCAGGCTACAGCAGGCGCAGAAAATGACAGGAATAGAGCTATCCAACGTTATTTAGATAGTAATCGTGCTCAGTACGAGGCGGCCTTTAAGGTACATCCTTGGAGTTTCTCTGGAGGCGCAGCCAGGGCTAATATCGCTAAGTACAGAGAGATAGCGTCCTTGTTAGGGGAGGAGAGGGGAACCTTGGCAGCTGAAACACCTCTATTGGGCAATTTCCAAAGTTCTTATGCAACAACACAATATTTTGATAAGGAATAATAATGATGGCACGTATACCTATATTTTTTCAAAGGACATTTCCAGTAGAGACTTACGGAGCCTTACATGACCCAAACGCAGAGTCGGTAGCCGCGAGAGCTAAACTAGGATTAGAGAATAGTCGATTACAGAGTGCCCAAGACTTAGCTAGAAACGCGCTGGGTGTAGGACTCACTGGAATTAGTACTTCTAAGGTTGGAGGACTTTTCGGGGGACGTAGTCGCTATGCTGGGACTCGTAATAGTGGTGCTCAAGGCAGTATCGATTCTTCCTTCGGAGGCGGTGGTTATGGTGGTGATGAAGATAGTGGTTACTCCGCCCCAAAGAAAAGAGAGAGTGATGGTGGTGGTCAGTCAACGGTAGCTAACCCTGGGGGTCCGGCTACATACAAGATTAAACCAAAGGGGTAAGGAATAATGATGGCAGATTTTTACGGCGATCCTTTTACAAGAACAATCCGAAACGATGACGGTGATGAGTTTACTGTGACGCGTACTGGTGGGGGTTCCGTACCGTCACGTGAGACCGTTAAGTTAGATAATGGATCAACAGTGGATGTATATAGAGGATCCTCATCAGAAGATGAAGAACTTACTAAATTACAGAATAAACAATACGAAGCGAATAGCTTATTTAGACTACAGCAAGAACAAGCTGAGGTAGCTGAACGTGCTAAGGAATCCTTCCCAGACGGGCGTGGTTATGCGCAAACCGTTCAGGAACACGTACTAAATAGAAGCACAGAGATTATTGACGGTGCCCGGGATAACGAGCAGAAAGAGCGTTTGTCGAACCTTCTTAGTAAGTTTGTTGATTCCGCGGTTAAGAATTCTGCTAAGGAAGAAGCTTCTTTAATTAAACAAGATTACCTTAAAGTACACTTTGAATCAATGGATGAGATACAACAATCTGTTGAAGCTAACCCTGCTGCTCTACCAGGCCTTCGTCAGGAATCAGCTGACCGTGTGGTTGATATGGGACGTACACTCGGTTGGGATCAGGAAGAGACGGCTAAGGCTATTGAAGAGGCGGATAAAGAATTAGTAACAACTTCTATACACGCTATCGCTGACAGAGACGTTGAGAAGGCTTACGAGCTTTTAGATACAGGCGCTTACTCAGATATCTTTAATAAGCGGGAAGTTCAGAACTTTAAGGATTACGTGGATTCCGTATCATTGAGGGATGATGAGTTAGAAACTATGCCTTCTTCTCAAGAGGTTATTAAGTCAGCACTTAATCGAGTTTATGGTGGGGAAGACATTGACGAATCTCTGAGGGAAGGTAAGATGAATCATGTTGAGCATGCTATCGCCAGCGACCTCAAAGCAATTGAGACTCAGCGTATGGACGACCCTGTTTACGAAAGTAACAAGACACAGTTGATGGACGCTAAGCCAGGTGGTACTAATAGTGAAGACAGTGCATATGCTCAGAAGAGATTACAAGCTCTTTATGACAACGGTACGCTTAACGAGCAGTCTGTACAGATGATTCATATGGAAGTCAAGCAAAGAGTGACTACTCGAGTTAATAAGGACTTGAAAGAGGTTACCCGTGTATACCCAGGAATACCCGATACTATTGAAAAGATTAAGGAAATTGGGGTGGGTGTTCTTAAAGTGAATTTGGTAAACGACTATAAATCTGGTAAGATTACACTGGAAGAAGCCAAGAAGGCAAGACAGGCTCTAATGAATGCAGCAGGAGCAATTGAATGATAGATAATCCAAACAATAATGACGATCAAGCACAAGATTTCCTAGACCTAGAGGGTGTGGAAGTTGATAACGTTGCTGAGCCCGTTGTTGATGAAGGTGTAGGTAAGCCTAAGAATCTAGAGGACGCTCCGGTTGAGGAGCAGGTAGAGGACAAGGCTCCTGAAGAACTAGAAGAGCCAGAGGTGCCTGTAGAGGAGCCTGTGGTCGACGATACTATAGAAGAGATCGAGCCTGAGATCGAAGTGAAGGCTCCTGCGGGGACAGACCCTGCTGATCGCACGACCGACCTCTCTAGGAGCGGAAGTAAATTTATGACTAGTGAGGAGGACGAGTTCCTTCCTTTAGGTGATGAAGCTAATACTCCTACGAAGCAGGAAGAGATGAATCATAGTCAGACATTTGCTGAAGGACTATGGGGAGGCGTCGTAGGTGCTTCGCAGGTGAGTGGCGATATTGCACGAGGCGCTATTAAAGGTGTTGCTAATGGAGAGATAAGCAGAGGACTCCTTCAGGGAGCTGCTAAGGGAGTCGCAGAGACTGCTCAGTTTATTACTTTTGTTGGGGATAACCTTCGTAAGATAGATCCGCTAACACATCTAGGCGACATTATAGGTATATCAGACCCAGTAAAGAGAGAGGAGCTTTTCAACCAGTCTGAGGAAGCCTTTAAACAAATTGACGAGATTATCGAAGGAGCTCTTCCAACAGACTCCACAGTCGGTAATATTACTAGTTCGGTTGCTCAGTTAGGTGTAGGTATCTTTGGAGCAGGTAAGTTCCGCAAGGGTTGGGAGGCTATAGCTAAAGGACCTAAGGTGCTATCTAATCTTACTGAGGGCGGACTAGCTATGATGCTCGGTATGGATGATGCTGAAAAGAACCTATCTAACATCATACAAGAACATCCTGAAACAGCTAACTGGTTTAATGGGATGTTGGCTATTCAAGACGATGACGGTTATGGTACTAAGAAGTTTAAGCAGTTTGCAGAAGGCGCTGTAGGCGTAGGTGCGGCTGAACTATTAATTAAGGCGATGCCAATGATTGCTAAGCTAGCACCATTTGGTTGGAAGACGACTGATAAGGGTGTCGCTATGAAGACTGCTGGGGATCAGTTAGTTGACTACTCTAAGTTCCTTCCTAAGAAACAAGCTAAAGAACTTGAGTCATTTGTAGGTAACTCTGCTTCTCTTAAAGATATTAGTCTAGGTACGAAAGAGATGGTAATTGATACATACCGTGCTTACCTGGTTTCGGCGTCTTTGCCTCTACAGGTTGTAGGTGGTTTAACGCAGGTTGCTTTGAGAGTGTCGGACACTGCATTCGCTCGTGGTGTAACTAAATTAGATAAGGTTGTTGGTGGTAAGATACTTGGCGGTAAGCCTGGTGTACAAGCTGGTGAGCTTATGGCTAACATTCAAGGTATGAAGGACGGTTTCTTCCAGAGTGGTAAGGCTGTTAAAGATGTTTGGAGGACTGGGGACTCTGCATTTGAAGGTATTATGCGTGGTGAGGTCAGTGCCAGAGGAGCAGGTGCACATCAACTTAAACTAGATCCTAGCCTAAAGGTGTCGAAGTTGATTGACGGTATTGCTACACTGCCTAACGTGATATATAAGGCAATCGGTGTTGTTGATGAGATGGCTACTTACACTGGTTTTTCAGGAGCTGTTCGTTCTCTATCTTGGAGGAAGTCGGCTGAGAAGTTAGGTATAAAGGATGTGACTCGTGAGAACTATCACTTAGTTCTTAAAGAGCAGCAGAGAATGCTTAAGAATCCTAAAGAGATAATCGAGTCTGGTATTAGTACGGAAGCGGGTAAAATAGCTCAGAAGATCGGTCTTAAAGAGTCTCCAGGAGAATTCGCTCAGAAGCTTAATGATATAAGAAATACAATTCCCCTAGGTAGGATCTATGTACCTATCTTTAAAACTATTGGTAACCTTACTCGCCAAGGATTCGAAAGATTCCCTGGTTCAGGATTAATGTTTAAGGGTCCTGCAGAGAAGTTTGCTAAAGGCGGTGCAGACCGTGCTGAAGTTGTCGGATCTATGATGACCGGTTTATCAGTTATGTCCTCCTTCACTATCTTATACGAGAGTGGTACATTAAATGGTGCCGGAGAGTTCGGTAAGTGGGGTACACAGAATGCTGCTGGATTCATTCCCTACTCATTCAACCTTGAGGGCCAGAACATTTCCTATAATAACTTAGATGTCGTTGGTGTTATGTATAAGACTATGGCAGACTTTATGGGTGCTATCGACGTGTTATCTACAATAGTTGATGACGAGGACCAGGATCTAGTAGATGCTATTACGGGAGCTTCTCTTTACATGGGCAGAGCCTTTGCTAATAACGCATACGGTCAGTCTATGATCGAGTTTGTTGATCTCTTAGGAGAGGGTAGTGAGAAGACTGTTGGTAAGACTGCACGTAGAGAGCTTAACGACATCATTGCTAATCTAGCTGTTCCTAACATCGTGAGTAGGTTCTCTCAGGCATTCGATCCTTACCAGAGGGAGGCTGATACGTTACTAGAGAAGATTATGAAACGTGTACCGGGACTGTCTTTGTACTTACCTATTAAGTACGACGTTTACGGTAGGGATATGGAGAATTCTAGAGAAGGTGTTATTGGGGCGTTAAACCCTCTACCAGCTACTAGTAAGACAGCTGCTAAATTTGATGACTTCATTGTAGAGAATGGTATAAACGTAACTCCATTATATAAAACACAAACATTTGATACAGTTAAGATGGATATGCGTAAGCATCCAGAAGTGTTCTCCGCACTGAATAAGACAATAGGAGAACTTAAGATCGGTGGTAAGACAATGTCAGAAACATTGGAAGATCTAGTAACCGGTGAAAGATATTTAAGTAAAAGGTTTAGGGACGACCTCCCTGAGAACCAGGCTAAGAAGGTTCAGGGGGTTGTTAGTAAGTTCCGTAGACAAGGTAAAGCACAGTTACTAAGAGAGAACGAGGAGTTCAGGTTGCTTGTGAGAAATGAAAAAAGACTGGTTGAGAAAGACCGTAGAGACGCGGAGAGGATTAAACGTGGTGGCTAGTATGAATGAAAGAGAAATGGGTATTATAATAACAAAATTGGATAGTATCCAAGAAGATATACAAGAAATTAAAGTCATGAAGGCTGAACTAGTTACACGTGTATCTTCTCTCGAGACTTTCAGGGCGTGGGCCTCAGGGGTAGGTGCTGTCTGCGTAGCCGCAGGTGGTTTTATATCTAAAACATTTTTAGGCCATTAGGCCGAAGGAGCAATAAATGGCTATTACACATTTTGATACCCGGGCATTAGGGGCTGTTGATACCAGTTCATGGGTGAGGCTGAATACTAAGATTCTTCCTTTCATAGTGCACGCACATGTAAAGGTGTCCGCAGGGGCATCACTGACATATACAGTAGAGTATACAACCGATGACTTAGCCACTGAGACCGCGAGTGGGGATGGTTATGCACTACCAGATTTTGCTGATATTACAACATCGCTTAGTAAGGTGATAGTAGCTCCGGTAACGGGAGTACGGTTAAACGTTACTGGCTGGGTCTCAGGCACAGCTACGTTACAGGTCAGACAATCAGGAGTTAGAAATGATTAAATTAATCGATGATATTAAGAAGGCCATTCGTGGTCGTATAAACGGCGGATCCCCTTGGTTACCTAAGGTTACTATGGAGAAGAAGCTGAAGTTAAGTAAAATCCGTATTATACGGGCAGATGGAACAGTAGAAGAGAGAACCATAAAATGATAATTGACTTAAACGTAGAAATTAAACGAATACTACATGGAGCTATCGACCAGTCGTTTGGAGCCAATCCAGATCAGGCGGCTGCTGGCGAAGCCGGTGGTGGTTTACTAGGTAGTGGCTTACTTAGTGCAGCAACAGGTGGTAAAAGTGACGTAGTTGGTATGCTACTAGGTCAACTGCAAGGTGCCAAAGAAGAAGGCGTGATTGAAGACGCAAGCCCTCTAGACGGTATCCTAGGACAATTAATGAACTTAAAAGGACTTATAAAATGATGATGATGGCAGATGTTTTTACCGATGCAGGCGAAGGATTCGTAGTTGATGAACTTGATGCATACGGCACTTACTATATTGGTTGGGGTACTGGAGCTGGTACGGCAGCTGTAGCTGATACGACTTTGTTTACGGAGGCTTCTGAGTCCCGCGTAGGAAGTACGGATTCACAACCTTCGGCAAACATCCTACAATGGGTGTCCACTATAACAGCGGATGGTAGCAAGACTATTACTAATGCAGGAGTATTCAATGCTGCTTCGTCCGGTACTATGATAGTTAAGTCCGACTTTACTGGCATTGCTCTAACTTCTGGAGACAAGATCGAGTTTACGTTTCAACTAACAGTTGGTGCTTAGTAGATTATGATGGCTACAGACTTTTACCTAGGGTCCTCTGGGACTCCGGAAGTTTCCCCTTCCTATAGTGCTGATTGGGATGTAACTACAGATGCTGTGAGGAGGCCCTTGTCGGGCTTCCCACGCAACTCTACTATGACTACAAAAGCCTACACCGACTCAGACGAGACGGACCAGAATATCCTGTTATTTCAATTCGTAAGTGCGCCTATGGATGCCGGCACTACTGGTGCTCCTACAATGCTTATCTCCATACGAGGTGTCGAGTCTAACGCTGGGAATAATATGTTCCTGTCTGCGACTGCCAGGTTAGTGGATATCAATGGTGATGATTATGATACACCTAAGGTAGTAATCGCATTCGGTCTGGATGATGTAGAGTTCGATGCAACTACACTTACTTCTAGATCATTCATGATGGGGGCCATTACTGATACCACAATAGCTGAGGGGGATAGACTGGTTATTGAGATAGGTGGTTCAGGTAATCCTGATGGAGGACAGTCGCACGGTTTCTCACTTTCTTATGGGGATGATTCCGCTGCCAACCTTGTAACTACTTCCGATGTTGCTACTGGTGCTGATAATCCTAGAGCCAGGTTTAACACAGGCACTCTCGATTTTTATGGGAATAAGTTCTACCTTCCAGCAGACACAGGTACGGTGGCCCCAGTCAGTCCTGGATACTCTGTTAACTGGGACGATACATCCCAAGTTAAGGCTAGGCTAGATCTCCCTCGAACTCCTACTGGCACCGTTATGAAGGACCACTCTATTAGTGACGCGAGTACTGCAAATTTAGATATCTTGATTATGCAATATGTATCTCCTCCCCTACACCCTTTCTCTACCACTAAGATGGGGTCTAAGGTTTTCGATTATGTGATACGAGCATCGGAGACTGCAGCGTCGGTCAACATGGATGTCAGAGCGACTGTTCGTATTGTAAAGAACGATGGTACGGAATATGGTACTCCTGAATTTCTTGTAGGGCCTAGTCTGACCGCCGCTGACACATCGGAGGCGTCTACAACTCTTACCGCCAGATCTATTACAACGACCCTCTTAAACAATAATGTTACTATAGCAGACGGGGATAGACTAGTGGTTGAGTTTGGTATGGGTGGTAATCCCTCCGGTGCAAGTGGACATACTGGTCTGTTATCCTTCGGCGATGACTCCGAGACGGATCTTGCTAATGGTAACTCCGAGACAGCTGCTTACAACCCTTGGGTTTACTTCGTAAATCCTGCAAATAATCATTATCTTCCTTTCAAGTGGCCTGTTGCGGCGAGCTCTACTACGTATTACGAGACACCTTCGATGACTATGGCTGGGGCTAATGGTCTGGTTATATACGTTAAGACAACTAAGTCAATAGCGGCGGCAGGTAGTGTCTCTGTTGCGTTGGAGAACACTTGGTCCAAAGTACTCGGTATTACGGCGGATATGACAAGTAGTGTGTCTAAGTACGTTAAGACTCTTAAAGAAATGGTAGTTGACGGAACTAGTGGTTTTATTAAAGCGGTGAAATTAACAAAGATGATAACAGCGGCCGGCTCTGCTTCGGTATCCTTCGCTAACATCTTTACCAAGGCCATCGGGGTAGCTATGGGTGGTGTGTCTACAATGAGTAGGCTGCTGCAGTACTATAGAACCTCCGCCTCTTCTACGGGTGGGAGTAATATATTCTCTCGTAGTGCCCAGTATCCTAGGTCATTTGGTTACACGGTAGCGGGAGTTGCTGGTCTTGCGTACGGTACTGTCCTCGGAATAATTTTCTCAATAACTATGGCCGGGAGTGCCGGAATGACTAAAGCAAACATATGGGCCATTGCTGGGAGTGTTACAGCTACCATGGGCTCGACTGTCGCTAAGTTGGTTAAGTTAACTAAGACTGCTACAAGTGCGATGACTTCTTCTCTATCTCAAGGTAAGATATTCTTAGAGTCATTCGCTGTAACTATGGCCGGTGCCGTCTCGTTGACCAGGGCTAATATATGGACCTTAACACTTTCCTCAACTATGTCGGGAGCAGTTACTATCTCAAAGTATGTGAAGGTGCTTAAAGGGGTGGCTACGGGAAGTATCGCATCTATGGTTAAAAAGATAACTCCTACCGCTAAGCAGATTACTATGGCTGGAACTGTAGGGTTTGCTCAGGGGTTAAAGTTTATCCAAGTAGCTATGATGACATGTGGAATGTCTGTAACACTTTCTACTGCCATGATCGTAGTAATAGGTGGTCAGATAGCTTCGGGATGGGTTTTAAGTATCACAAGGAAGATTGTGACCCTAATGACAGCTAAATTTGTACCTTAAGGGTAAGAAATACAATGAATCAGTCTCTAAGGCTCATACAAGCCCATACAGAGACTTTAACATAAAAAAGGCCTAAGGATACTGGGATACCCTTAGACCTATACTCAGTGAGCGTCCTGTGAGGACGTTTTTTAGTTAAGTGATCTCAAAACTCGAGAGAGAGCTTTATCGGAATCGGTAAGTGCTTTTCCGAGTTTTTTTACGTTCTTCATGTCGAATGTGTAGACTGTAGAGAAAACCTGCTTACGTTGTTCGTCCGTCATGTAAGCGAATACCTCATGACCTCGAGATTTCTCATCGTGCAACACCTTGATTAGGTCTACCCGTTTATCTACCGCTTCTACTAGAAGTTTAAGATCTTCAACTGCCATCTTCAGTGCTTTACGCTCCGCCGTGTAATAAGGATCAAATCCATCGCCCTTGTCTTCTAGCTGGGTCTGCTTCATATCACTGATGGCTTCCGCCGTTGTCTTAAGTTCTACGTTCTTCATATCTTCTTTACTCATTTGAGTCTCCCTGTTTGAAACGATCATCTTTAGCAATACCGCGGCGTTGGTATTCAATGATCATCATACAACTTACTGCCGCATGTGCTAGGTGAGGTAGACCACTTTCGGGGTCGTTGTCCTCGCCTCTTATCCAAGCATAGATGTGTCTAAGTGCCGCACCTGCGAACCGTGACCAACCTGTGCCTTTCAAATAATTAAACTCTCCGTACTTCTCAGCACCAAACTTAAGAACATATCCTAGTTCGACCACTGCGTGTGGAGGGAGTAGTTCAAGTCTTGGTTTCCCTTGATCGTGCTTATCTGCTAACATTAGAGTAGCTCCTCGAATTGTTCTATTGTCATAAAGTGGACACCATGTGCTGTCTTAGGATCCACGGTACCTATTTCCAAGAACATTGCAATCAGTGCTTTCAAAGCGGTTGAGAAGGGCCCTCCCTCTATATCTATTACAACGACTGTTTTATTAGAGATCCCTAACTGTTTAAGTGTTATGACCTCCATCAGCTCATCCATCGTACCGAATCCGCCTGGTAAAGTAATTAGCATGTCACTCAGGTTAATCAGCATGTGTTTACGAGTATCCATACTCTCCACCTTATACAGAGTATTCAGTTTTGGGTGGATGCCTTCCATGCGTATGAGACGATGGGTTATGATCCCCACCGCTTCTCCTTCATGGTCCTCGGCTGTGAAACCATCCATGATAGATCCCATAGCGCCTGTATCTCCGGCACCTGTGATGAGACCTGCCCCGTTAGTTCGGATTAGGCGGCCTACATCATATGCCAGTTTCTTGTATTCTTCCTTTAGAAAAGGGGACGCTGCCCCAAACATACCTATTTTCATAATATCACCTTATGTTAGTTGTTTCTATTGATTTTCTACCAGTAGACCATTTAGCACAGTCTATGCATTGGAAACGTTGTCTACGACCTACCCCGGTGTAAGCGAACCCTCTCTTCTGTAGGTTCTTAGAAGTACATGCTGGGCAAGACTCTGTTGATTCACCTGTATAAAGATTAAGGTGAGGATGCTGCGCCATGTAAGGCCTGAACTTGTAGTAAACCTTCTCTGTGATTACTACGTCGACCTTGTTATAGTCTAACATCTCTTGTACAGCGTCGTCGTCTCCGCGTAGTACACGTAACCAAAGTCCCTTAGAGGTGGATAACTTAGAACCGACTCCGAGGTATTGGGCAATGTAGTCTAGCTTGTTACTGGTAAACTTGAAGTACTTCTTTGCAACCTTCAAAGTATCGATGGATGTTACTGGAGGCATTGGCTCCATCCCGTGTTGAATGATTCGGGTATTAAGTTTCTTAACATCGAACTTATCCGAGTTATGGCCTATAATGATGTCCGCCTCTACGATAGCGTCTCGAAGGGCTTGAACAACCACTTTGTCTGACTTATCTGGACAGTCTAGAATACTCGAGGTATGGACTTCATCATCGTCTAACCACTTCCAAGCGGCACAAATGATGTACCATTCGTCTAAGATACTGTCAATCGGTATATTGACGTTCCAGATCCCAAAGGTAGCGACTACGCTATAACTCGTTTCAATATCTAGAACTAGTATTTTAGCTTTCTTCTCTATTGCTTTTGTCATATTAAAATGCTCCCTGAGCGTTAATGTCCTGTAGAGAACATCCATTTACTAGGTCGAAGCAATATTTCGCTCCTGACAACCCATTTCGATTCTTACGTATATCTAGAACACAGTTACCAGGTAACCCGTCTAGATCCTTACGTGTAACCCCCATAGTGTCTCCCAGGGACCTATTCCAAATTCTAATTACCAGCTCGGCGGAGTTGTGAATGTCTTTACCTTCCCTAGGTGAATCCATCTCTGGTTTATCGCCTGGAGTGAGTTGAGCTCCGACGAATACAACTAACTTGTTCTTATGCGATACGTTCTGTATCTTATCTGCGAACTCTTTAATGATTAGGTAACGGCTGGTCGCACTATTCTTCGCTGGGATGTATTGAATATAATCGACAAACACCATAGCGCCTCTCATATGTGGAGAGGATAGGTTAGCCATTAACTGATCGATATCTAAGTAAGCGTCGGTAATGTAAAGATCGCTTCCTAACTTCTCTAGTAGTGAGTTATATATCTTATTCTTACCTGTGAGACATTCTTCCCTAAACATCTCTTCGTTAACGTGAGGGATCTCATCGAGCTGACGCCCATCTAGAATCATCACGGTCTTAAGTAAGATACGTTCAGCGGGCATCTCGTATGAGTAAAACACTAGAGGGGACCTACCTTCTTGTATCTTCTTCGCTAAGATATTCGCCATCATCGTTGTCTTACCGTGTCCTGTACGTCCCTCAATAACAACCATCCCTGAGGCTGGTAGTCGCATGCGTCTCATATTAGCCCACCCAAGAGACTCTCCCGTCTTGATCTCGGATAGTTTGAACTGCATGTCCTTAGCTGAGTAGGCGCCGCTTATCTCTGGGCGGTTGTGACGTACTTGAGTATTCCAAACTTCAACTATTTGTTCTTTAGTTAGATCGTCCCCTAGGTCTGCTTTAGCTGGTAGACTTGATGGATCTACGATACTGATATCACCAGGGATAAGAGCAGCGATCTGTCTAGCAGCAACCAGTCCGGCTTCGTCGTTGTCAGGCCAGATGATTACCTTACGACCTTTTAGTAGGTCCCAGTCACCACCCTTTACGTTAGCGGCTCCGCCAGGCCAACTTATGACGATGGCTTGGTTAAAGGTTTCCTGTCCCTTGTCTTTAGCTTTCTCGCCCTCTACTATAATAACTGGCTTGGAGGTGTCTTTTAGTAACTCCGCTCCGTACAGTGCTTTAATAGTAGGTCGTTTAGCTACCCATTCACCCGTAGTAGTATAGGCCATTGGGAAGAAGCGTTTACCTTCCGGGGAGTCTATACGTGTAATGTAATATAGTAGTTCCCCTTCAACGTTTCTGTAAGCGTACTTAATGGCGTTAGCACTAAGTGGAGGAGGTCCGGCGCTGTCGGGCACCGGGATCTGAAATTCCATCTTAGCCGGCTTACTGCTCGAAGGGCTTGCAGAGGCGTCTTTAATAAACTGCCTATTCTCAAACCACTCACAAGTAGGGTGGAGGCACTCATAGCGAGTACCATCTTCATCCTTATAAACCATTAAGGAGTTAGTAGCTGTTTTTTGACGAGTGTCAGCACACTTTGGACAGCGGGTAGCAAACTTTTGCTCATCTCTGTCTTCTATTCCGAGTTCATGTAATGTCATGGTATCTCCTGTTACGCTTTCTTCTCTATTATAGCATCTATAAGTCCGAACTGCAAGGCTTTTTTTGGACTCATGAAAGTATCACGTTCCATGATCTTGTTTATAGCCCCAATCTTCTGCCCGGTAGTCTTGGCATAGATCTCGTTTAGGTCCTTCTTCATACGAAGGATTTCGTTGGCTCGGATCTCAATATCGGTTGCTTGGCCTTGTGCTCCACCTAGTGGTTGGTGAATCATAATCCTAGAGTTAGGAAGAGCGAATCTCTTACCAGAGGCTCCACAGGTTAATAGCAGTGATCCTGCGGAACACGCTTGACCAATACATATTGTCGATACATCAGGACGAATATGGTTCATAGTATCTAACATGGCCATAGCCGCTGTTACAGCCCCGCCAGGAGAGTTGATGTAAAGTTGTACATCTTTCTCTGGATCCTCAGCCTCTAGGAATAGAAGCTGTGCACATATGATTGAAGCCACGTCGTCGTCAATCGCTCCAGTTAGGAAGATGATACGTTCTTTTAATAATCTAGAGTATAGATCGTACGAACGTTCGCCTGCTGAAGTCTTTTCAATTACTGTCGGAACTAAAATTCTCATGTTATTCTCCCTCTTTGCTGTATACGTCGCCATTTAAGGCTAACTTACTGTTCTCATAAGGTACTGCTACCCTTCTGTAGAACTCTAATTTGGCACCTTCTAAGGCACCTAAGACATCGTTAATAGAGTTGTAGCAGAGACCATGTGTATTAACATAGTCCTTAACAACACTAGTTAGTACGTAGTTTAGTTCGCCGGAGCCTGTCGGCCCCACTTCTAGTACAGTCTCTCGTAGTTCTTTAGTTATATAAGGCATCTCTTTCCCCTTAGTGTATTTGGCTCCAGTCGGCGCCGATTGAACAACCCATTGTCAGTGGGCACTTAAAGTCTAATTTCTCTACCACTACTTGCATAGCATCATTTACTAGTTTTCCTATTGCCTCCGCTTTGTCCTTGTGGGCTTCGAAGACGATTTCGTCGTGCACGTTAGCCACCAGGCCATAATCCAAACCATGAACATAATTATTCTCCTTTGCTAGTCTCCAAAACTCTATCAGACACATCTTCATTGTAACAGCTCCAGCTGACTGAAGCAAGGTATTTAGTGCAGCGTGTTGTGAACGGATGTAAAGAGGCCTCCCATCTAGACCAAATAAGTAGTTACGTTCCCCTAATGTCAGGTTAAGTATCTTAGATAGCTGAATGAGCCCATGCATTGAGTTATTAAGGTTGCTCCGGACTTCCTTGCCTTTGGCAATAAGGGAGTAGACTTTATAGGATTCATTTGGACTCTCCGAGGCTTCAATCGTACCTAACTTTATATTACCTGCCCCGTATATAAAGGCGTAGAGGGCGGTCTTAGCAGTCTTACGATCCTTGAACCCGCAATACTCTTGGTTCTGACTGTGTAGGTCACCTTCCAGGATAACCAGCTTTAGGTCCCCCTGATCGTAAGGATGTGTAAAGTGGGCTAGGGCCCTGACTTCTAACTGATCGGCGTCGCAACTAACAAGGTCCCAACCTTCTTTAGGTATCCAACAGGCTCTCATACGTTCATCGGAGTCGATCTGTGCCATGTTAGGCTTCGAGTGAGTCGCTCGTCCTGTGACTGCTCCATTTGTGATCACACTTCCATGGACTCTCTCGCCATGTAGCTGAGTAGTCCAACCGTTCTTAGAAGCGATCATGGCTATTTGCTTGTTTAAGCGGAAGAGTCTACTAAAACTCTGTGCTTCAGGATAGTCCATAGCTTCTAGAACAGTCTCGTTGATGATAGGGGTGCCCTTTTCAGTCTTCTGATCAGGCTGCCAACTGTACTTCTGTTGAAAGAACTCTATTATTTGAGCTCTTGAACGGGGGTTTGGGTCTATATACTTCCATTTAGCTTCTTTTATTACTTCAGTCTTTTCAGTAATGTATTGATAGCCACTTTCAGTGAGGCCCATAAATCTTCCACCTTTTTTAACACCTTTAAAATGTGTTTCGATGCGTTTTTGAGGTAGTTCATCAGTGAGGCGGGTATAAAGTCCATCATATTCAGTCTCCAGTTTGTTAAGTAGTTCATTAGCGAAACCTATATCAAGTTTAAACCCATTTAGTACTTGTTGGGATATAATATAGGCAAATTTATGCTCGATTGCAAGTGCGTTACTATAGTTCTTTACTTGTCCGAGCAGTCGGGAATACAGGTGTGAGGTAACTTCTACGTCCTGTACACAGTATTGTAACATCTCTTCGGTATACTCTGAGAAGTCTGTGAAGTCTCCTTTAGCGTAACCTAGTCGCTCTCCCCACGCTCCTAGGCTATGACCACCAAGACGGTCAGGCTGTAGTAAGCGAGACCATAGCATGGTATCTGTAACAAGGAAGTCTTCCCAGTCTAGTTTATGTAACCGTTGTAAAAGAGGGAGATCGTATAAGGAAAGGTTATGACCAATTAATTCTTTGGCTTGTTTTATCTTTGTGATAGCTGCTGGGATATCGTCAGGTCCGAAAGTATGGACTGTTCCATTATCTATATCCCTTAAAACGATACACCACACTACGGTGGCGTCCATTAAGAGACCATTGGCCTCAATATCTAGTAAGAATCTTGACATCTAATGTCCCTCCCAGGGTTTAGATTCAGTCGCTAATCACCGAGATCAACGAATCAGTGTTCTGTGGATCGGCTGTAATACTAATTTCCATAAGGGTCAGCTCCGTGAATACTCTGACACCATTAAGATGAACCAGGTTATCAATCAGGCCGCCATATGAAAGACCAATTAAAACACGCTCTCTGAGTAGCTTGGAGATGAGTGGGCTTACACCTAACTGCCTATTAATCTTACCCTCCACCCAGAGTCCTTTATCGTCCTCTAACATGTGTTCTATTTCAAATACCCCTACACAAACTTGGTATTGGTGATCGACGAACATCGGTACAGCTAATCTAGCTCCCAGCATTGCTGCCAACGAGGCTTTGAAGGCACCTCGGGCTACTTGGTCTCCCTGTAGGTCTATGTCCCATGTAGCAGCGTATCCCTTAATAGTGATGAAGTCCTCACCATGGAATAGCACAACCTGTTGCGATACACCGCCGAATTCCTCATCGGTAGGTATTAAAACTGAATGCACTTGCGTTGCCTTGTTCATCGTTAACTTCCCTTGTATTTTACTAGTTGTGAGCGAAATAAATCCTTCAGATCCTCTAGGGTCTTTTCAACCGCTGGGATGCTTACAGGCTTACCTTTAGCAATCTCGATATCTACAGCTCTATTTAATAGGTTCTGTAGAAGTATTGTGTAACCTCTCTCGTCCATATTGAAGTCCTCCGTATGTGTTAGATCAGCTCTCCGCTGTCATAGTCTCTGATGCCTTTAGCGTCTAGGTCCATCAGCATTTGTAGGAGTATGTTGCGCAGTTCCTTAGGGTTCTCAGCAACAACTTCTGCGGTCTCGTCGGTCCAGGAATTGCCCCCACTCTCAAACACGTAGAACTCGTGTATTCCGTAACTCTCTATCGGATGTCCATTGGGCCCATGAGTGACCGGGTATTTCATTAGTTGATAGTGCCAAATCATTTATGCCTCCATGACTTATTTTAAATAATGTCTTGAATGTATACCTATAGTATACATTTATCTACTCAGATAAAATACTACAGCGTTTAAACTCTTTTAGAGTTGCCGCAGGGTCCACTTCAGCATGTCTACAGACTTCATAGAAGTCCTCAGAACCTAACCACCATTCAGTGGTGACTTTAGCGTTATATTTTAGCCTATACAGACTCTGGTTCTTCATCACTGTGGGGCGCCACATTAGGTCTCTCCGAGCTTGTTCAAGCACAGAACGCCACAGCTTCAAAACGCTTCTTTCATATTTGGATATATCCATTGAGTCTCTCACTCCCTTGTAAGGTTGTTATGTATCTTACTATAAGTATACCTTACGGAGAGGAGAAAGTCAAGGATTATTTTCTTAGGAGGGGGTTTTAGTAGACTCGTTTGGAACCTATGCGAAGCCAGTCAGTCATGTCCTTCTTGAACATTTTATCGACTACGAAAGGTGTTTTGTTTTCAAAGTCATCCCAGAACTTAGTAACAACCTTTGTTATTAGATCTACAATGCGTTGATTGTGCTCAATTTCGTAAACAATAAGTGGGAATGGATCAAATGCACCTAGACAAGCTATGTAAGCTTTATCGATTCCTACACACATCATCTGAGCATGTACTTGTAGGGCGTAATGAGGAGGAACAGTATAGTCCCAATCATCCATCCTAGCGTTGTTAGCTGTCTTAAGCTCAATTAGGGCAGTTACCTTACCCTTGTCATTAAGCAGCTTACCATCAGGTGTTGCGGACAGCCTGGCGGCTGGGTATTGATAAAAGGAAACACCTTCAGTACCACCATACAGCTCTGAATCCCATCCCATATCTTCACGTAAAGCCTGTAGTACGGCTGGCTCTAGGATACGTCCCCTTCGTATATGTTGGGACCAGATCTTCTTGGGGGCTACCTTGTCCTTGATTAAGGCATTAGCTGACTTGTACTTATTAAGACCAAACAGACTAGCTACCTCTGTAGCAGTCACATTCTTAGAACGGGCTGCAAGCCACTCCAGTGACCCTACCTCGAATATTACTTCTTTACCTTTTTCGCTTTTGGGCATGTCGTGCACTCCAACCACTCTGTATTCATTTTAGCCAACCCCGTCGTATAAACTATATGTAACGGGCGTTCATATACGTACTTCCAGAAGGCATACTTAACTTTATTCTCGGCGGTAAGTATTCCTTTGACCTCTACTACGTGCTCTAACCCATTGTGGGTAGTGACTACGAAGTCAGCACAGTACCAAGATCGTTTAGAGTGGGTTTCAAACCAATTAATGTCCGGTAGAGGGTAGCGTTCTTGACGACGCCACTCTTTGATTGTTCCCTCTTCCAGCATTCCATCTAACGTCTTAGCATATTCTGCTTCTTTACGAGAATCGTACTTCTTTCCGGCGTACATGGTCTTTTTAGCATTATACTTATTCTTGCGACCATATGGCGTCATTGTTTCACCTCCTTAAAACGGTACGTTCGTTGATTTTTTACTGGCGCCCTTAGTTTCCACTTCAACTAACTTGACCACCTGGATACTCTTTAGACGGAGTGAAATCCCGATCTTGTCTTTGAAGTTGTATGGAATGACATCTGCGGAGAGCTTGATCTTGCTTCCCTTACCAATCAACAATGATGTAGCATCTTCACCCTCTACATCGACTACGGATACGGAGTTAAAGAACTCCTCACCTGTCTTGCGGTTGGTTCCGCCTGCCTTTACACGAGCTGTGATATGTACTGAGCCATCCTCTTGTACCCTTACAGGCATTGAGAGCGTCTCTTTAGTGACCTCAGCGCCTTCACTATTTAGTTGACGTAAGGCGTTCTTTACGTGTGAGGACATCAGTAATGTAAATTCATCAGCAGCGTCTCCAGATAACGAGATAGTTGCTGTGAACGATCCTGGAGCACCGTATGTCATGTCAGGCTCATTCACCTTAACAAACACTGAGGCTCCGGTTGGTGTTGTTATTCTTCCTATACTCATATTAGTCTCCCTTCAATTAGCGGTTTTGTTATGATGCTCAAACATCACGTTTATGAATTCAAGCATATCTTCCTTGACGGTCTCGTAGCTTTCAGGCCTAATAGACTTGGACTCCTCAGGCATGATAGACTTGTACTCCCCAGTGTCTTTAGCGACATCTAGGGTCTTCCCCATCAGATCCAATGCCATAACGAAGGCAAAAGGTATGCTGGGGTTCTTCTCTTGTATGATACCGTAGTATTCCAAGAGTTTTTCCTGGAGCACATCAGTAACTACATAAGCTTCCTGATCAGACTTACTCAGGAATTCTGGGATATCATCGGAATCTATATTAAGAATCTCATCATTCATGTCTTTTACTCCTTTATCTTATTATATCATCCTTCATAGTAAACGTCAAGAAGTTTCTGCTCTAGCACCACTTTTAGTCCGCGGGCACCAGTCCCAATCTTCTTAGCTTCTTCAACTAGGCTCTGTAAGAACTTAGGGTCTCTAAGATCCATGTTACCTAATTTCTTGAACTTCATCAGCTTCTCATGTTGAGCAATAATGTTGTCTTTAGGCCCGGTTAGGATATCTAGTAGGTTCTCATCAGTTAGAGTCTCTGTAGTTACGATGTGTTGTACGCGTCCTACAAACTCTCGGATGAGTCCGGCTTGGATAAGATCGTCAGAGGTCACCTGTGTGGAGACTTCTTTCTTATCAACTGCGGTGAATCCTAGTTGTTCTTTAACCTTCTCTTTAGACTCGCGTAGGTTAGTGAAAGCCCCGCCAAAGATAAATAATACATTAGATGTGTCGAATGGCTTACCTGGACCTGCGTGTCCTCGTAGTGAGGGGTCTGCTATGTTAATGATACCACCTTCAACCATGCGTAGTAGAGCGTGTTGAACTCCGGCTCCACTGACATCTCTACCGCTTTTATCAGTCGCAGATAGAATCTTATCGACCTCATCAATAAATACGATCCCATTCTCAGCAATTGAATGGTCGCCTCCGGCGTTGTCTAGTAACATCTGAAGAACTTGCTCTACATCTTTACCAACGTATCCTGACTCTGTGTATTCGGTGGCGGAAGTCGATACGTAAGGGACATTAAGAAACTCGGCGACCTTCTCGATCATTAGGGTCTTACCGGTTCCTGAGGGACCCATAATCAGAAGGTTACTCTTCTTAAGCTTATTCTTTGGGCTATCTTGGTTATACTCGCAGATGGCTCTATGATTAGATACGACTACTGAAAGTGTCTTACGGGCCAGGTCTTGACCAACCACATAGTCTCCTAGAAATTCGTTTACTTCAGCAGGAGTGACAATAGGTAGAAGCTGCATTTCGTCTCTACTAGGTCCTGACTTTCCTTTTAGTCCCGGCTTGCCTAACATTTGGTGTAGGTTAACAAGCAAATCGTCAGACATTCTGTAGTGGTCTTGTGCCTCGCTGTAGTACATGGCTTCTGGACCGGAAGGACCTTCGTCTAATAAAGGAGAAACGATGCAGTCGAAGTCTAGGTGTTCTGGGTGATGTCCTGACAGACAGTTCCAACACATAGTCAACTTAGCGTGATCTTGATAGTATCCCGCTGATGGAATAATTCGTTTAGTGCATTTATTACAGTACATTGTGTTATTTCCCATATTAGCTACTCCAGTAAGTTTTCAATAGTGTTATCACTTCTTCTTCGTGCCTAGCTTTAAGTTTTTTCGTGAGTGAGGGAATCAATTCCTTAGCACCTAGGAACAAATGAGTCTCTACTATTCTACGGATGACTAATCCTGGTAATACCCTGCCGCCGGCTTTATTCCACCGTACGAATTGTTGGGCGACTTTGCTAAAAGGCTTGTCTGTTAGAAGTTCCATAAGTAGTGTAGACCTTTTGAAAGCTCCTCTACCTATGTTAAAGGAAAGACTTATGAGGGCATCTAAGTGATGCTGTTCTAAGTTCTTTACTGTCTTAACCCGTTTTGTAACATCTTCTATAAAAATCTCTAGGTCCAAACTTAGTAGTTCGGCTACCTGGGACTCTTTCATTTTAATTCTTTGTAGTTTACTAATATCATCGGTTCCGAGGACCTTGATTAAGTTCTTATCATTCTTGATTACTAAGTGCCCTACTCCAATAGTATATAGTCCGATAGGATCTTTATATAAGCGGTTCTTAGAGCCTTCCAGACGTATGATTAGTGGTATTAATCCTTTTTTCATGTTAGCTCCTTTGTTTATTATGAATAAATGTTTCTAAAATTCTATCGTAATTTTCCGTCTTAAATTTTGTTAATACTTTGTTAACCCCATTGGAGGCCCTCTTATCTGCGTCCACTATTACCATCTCTGTGTGCAGAAAGGCTATAACTAGGAACATGTAAATTTTCATCATATTATATACTAACATATTAAGTCCTCCTCTGTCAACAGAAGTTTTCTATTTATTTCAAAGATTTCTACCTTCACCAGATCTAACGTGTCGAGGTCTAAGACAACTTCGTACGTAACTCGGCGACGTGTCGATGTGGACCGGTATTTTACCTTTACCCGTATCTCTTTGGAATCGGTTGTGAGGTAATCTGTTAGTACAAATACCTCATCTAACATCCTGACCAGTATGTCTGCGATCTTGAGGGCTCTGAATGAGACAAGGTTACTTTTCACCGCACCCTCCATGGGGGGCGTTTAGGTCGCTCAGTACCATAAAATAAGATTCGATCATCCCGACTAGGGCTTTGTTGTTGGTATTATATTCTAGTTTCCCCGTCTCTTTCCAGTTAGCGATTGCTCGGTCTAGTTGTATTCTGTTGAAGTCTATGACGTTTCTCATTTTGTACCCTCCACATAATGGTATACAGTTTCAGTTAAGTTATCATGTACAGCACTCAGTGCGTCTACTAGCTCGAAGTCCCCTTCGTGTATCGCTAGACTGAGTTCCTCCATTAGTCTTTTGTTAAACTCTCCGTAGATCGTCTCTAGTCTATCCATATTAGTCATTTAAACCTCCATCACGTAGTAGTTAATCATTTTTACTAGGTCTTCATCATCCTCGTAGCTTAGGTCTGCGTACAGGATCATATCGTCTATTATTTTATCGAGTGTCATCGTCATCGTCTCCTTTATCTTGTTTCGCCAAGGAACCTACTAGGATGCAGGATATTATGAACATTATCAGTATCGCGGTATTCATTTTTGATCTCCTCATTTAGTTTTTGCACGGCCCAGTCGTTTTCAAACTTCTCTTCGTCTTCTTCTAGTTCTCTCATTGCTCTTTTTAGGTCTTCTACTATTCTGTTCATCTGTCTCTCTCCCTTAGACTATAATTAAGCTTAGCACGGTATTTAGTGTAATTGCAAGTATTATTATTACTAGCGATACACTTGCTACTGAAATAAATATTACGTTAAACATTTTATTCTCCTTTGGTTGTTATCTCTTTCCTTAGTTCCAGAATAGCATGTCAATAGTTAACAAATGGTTAACATAATTAAATTAATTTATTATCTTTTTTCTTGACAAGTGGACTCATACATGGTATCTATCTTCTTACTATAGATACACTACATAGTATACTATCTAGTAGACTATATCTTAAAAAGAAAAAAACCTATACTATAGATAACTATAGCTTACTATTTAGTATACTATGACTTAAAAGGAAAGTATACTTAACTATAGATATACTCCCTAAAGGTACTATTTAGTCTAAGATGTAGTATATATCTGGTATAAGATACCGTTAGGGACTATTTAGGCCATCGATGTATATATAAAATATGTAATAGTATATATATAACCTATAAGATATATAATAATATATATAATATATACTTGGGGCGCCCTCTGATATGTCGATGGACTTACTACTTTGCGGGGATTAGACCCGGTATTCGCCGCATTTATGAGCCGATTACAGGTATTATTCAGCTCATGTGTCGAAATATGACACGGAGTGTAGATAATCCTTGACTTACCACCTTGTTTATTATATAATTAAACTATAAGGAGAAATGACATGATAAACTTTAAACAGAACCATCCCATACTAATGATGCTAGCCACCGTGATTGGTGTCTTCCTATTCTTCGCTCTTGTAACCGGACATTTAACCGGACAAGATAAATCTAATAATATTCCTAAAGTGACTGGTGATATGATCTTAGAGGCCCCGACGGACCGGACACTTACTGCCGGACTAAGTCCCTGGGCATCGATTGCTGATAGCATCATCGAGATAAAAACAGACGTGAGGGGCGACGTATATTACGAAATCAACGTCTTCGGAGCTATTGTACCTGGTTCCCTATTAAAAGCTACTCGCGAACTAGAGAAGATGAACCGGGAAGGTAACACAGCTCCTCTAGTGATACACATCAACACACCGGGAGGTAGTGCAGGAGAGCTCCTAGAGTTCACGACTGTTGCTCAATCCTATGGAGGTGTCATCGTCACAGTGAACGACGGGATAGCTTTCTCAGCCGGCGCAGTATTATACGCCCTCGGGGATGTTCGGGTATCCGGTAAAGGTGCCTTAGTCCTATTCCATAGTATGCAGACATCCTACAAAGGACCTCTTAACTACAAGATAGCTACAGAGATCCGTAATGATATTATGAACTTCAATATGATCATCTACCGACTACTGATGAGTGAGACAGGACAGACAGAACGTTCATTACGAGGAGGCATGTTTATAGAGGATAACGAACAGAACTTTCTAAACGTGGGTATGCTAAAAGATTTTAGGATGCTAGATCTAGAAACAAGGGAATATAATAATATTCTAAACTACCAAGGTATAAACGAAGTTGTGCGGTTTAATAACAATCAAGATGATGAGCAACTGGTTGAAGAAGTTTTCACTACTATACTAGAGTTATTTGGGTCTAATTAAGCCCTAGAAGGGACCACTGATAGACCTAATCGTCCTCTAGGGTAGAATCTACCTTAGGGGACATTTACAACAACGTACAAGGAGTAAAAATAATGGATCATGAAATAGAAATAATCGGAGAATTTATTGCCGTAGATCTTTTTAATAACATTTTGTCCCTTGGAGCACCTGTCATTGGCGGTGTCCTCCTCCTAGCCTGGTGTATATTATTATATGGAATGTGGAGAAACCTCAAATGAAGCGTCCAATAAAAGTATTATCTATAGATGGGGGAGGAATCAGAGGTCTCATTCCACTATTCTTCCTCATCCAGTTAGAGAAGGCCTCTGGTAAGAGATGTCATGAGATTTTTGATGTAGTCACCGGGACTTCTACTGGGGGGATTATCGCTCTAGGATTATCTAAATTTACAGCCCAAGAAGTGATGGATATCTACTTAGAAGACGCTAACGAGATGTTTCAACGTAATTGGTGGCCTAGAGGTCCTAAATATGATGCCGATTCCAAATACAAGGTCCTAAAGAAGGTTTTCGGTACGACGCCACTCAGCGCTGCTAAAATACCCACTCTAGTGACGGCATATGACATCTCTAGAGACCTTACGTACCGTTTATGCTCTCATTGGCCTGATGACATACTATTAATGGACCGCCTTGAGATGTCGATGGCACATGCTGCCTCCGCTACCAGTGCAGCCCCGACGTACTTCGCTCCTCATATGGTCGAATCGCACGTGAAGGAAGCTCCTAGCATTAAATATCACCATTCCTTCCTGGACGGTGGCGTATTCGCAAACAATCCTAGTATGGAGGCCATCGTATATGCTCTAGACCTCTATCCAGCCATTAACCGTAAGGACATACGTATATTATCCCTGAGTACTGGGAGTAAGGATGTTATTTATGATGGTAATGATGTGGCTAGTTGGTGGCAAATCAGTTGGCTAGGTCCGATTATCCATATTCTGATGGACGGTACCAGTAAAACTGTAGAAGCTGGTGTTGATGCTCTAATAGATGCGGGCCATTACCGCGTTAAACCGTTCCTACATCACTCGGACGGTGCTTTAGATAGTATAGGGCAAGAGAACCTACACAACCTGCTCCTGGACGCTGAAAATATGACTAAGGATTTCCGGGATACGCTACAAGTCTGGACTGAATATGCACTAGAAGGAAAAGTTTAATTTTGTTAACGGTTTATTAACTATTGGTGTGCTACTATTAAGTATAGGGAGATGGTTCCCGACACAAGGAGAAAGAAAATGTTAGAGCTAATGAAACACTTTAAAAACTACCTAGTAAGTAACGGAGCCCTACTACTAGTAATATTCTGGGGAATCTGTTTTGTAGAACTATTGGCGCGATAAGGGATACTAATATGAAAGAAATTATACAAGAAATAATTACAATCGTGGCTATGGTGGCTGCAGCAGGAATTGTGTATGTGGCCGTGGTCAACTTAGGTATATTTATAGTAACATAATTCTTGACAACCGTAATATACCTTGCTAACATAAAGTATGAGCTAACAAATACCAGGAGTAACTAGTCATGAGAAACCTAACCAACCAGGAAGCTGAAGTACTCGTAGAAAGACTACTAGCAAATGGCTCGCTTACAGAGACAAATGACGGTAACTACTACGACGTACACGGCAGGTACTTTGAGCCCCTCGACGAGTCTATCCTGGAGCTTATACTATCCGATCATCTAGACACCATCCTTTCATAGGAATCATCACTAAGAAAGGTTATTTTATAACAACTACAAGGAATAGTACAATGTTAAACGTCATTACAATGTTAGAAGATAGTTCAAATGCAGACTTGGTTAACAAGCTATGTGCTTACTACTCAGAGGAGGAGTTACGCTCCTTGCCAGCCGAACAGTTAGAGGAATTATGCAGTGATTTAAGCTAACCTGTTAACTGTAAACAACAGATAAATAAACAGTTCTCATATCCCTGTAAATACGTGCCTCGGTAGT